AGAAGGAGTCGACGGCCGAGTACAATCAGGGCACCGTGACTGCCACGCTCACGGCCAACTTCCCCGTGCAGCTCCTGGCTTGGTTCATCCGCAACAAAAATTATGAAAGTATTCAAAACACCAACTTTTACGACGTCCGGTACTTGTACGGATACGCCTCGCAGTTCATCACGGCGGCCGTGCCCTTGACATTCCCGACCGGCAACGCGCAGTATATCGACTCTATCGATACGGTGAAGATTACCATGAACAATGTCGACATCCTCGACACCTTTGCGAACGGCACGTACTGTTCGTTCAAGCAACCCATGGAGCACGGCCTGTCCGTGCCCCAAAAGAATATCTATCTGTATTCATTCGGTCTGAATGTGACTGAATACAACCAGGGTGGTTACATTGATTTTTCAAAGTTAAATTCTCAGACATCAAATCTGACTCTCAAGTTCCTTCCCGAACTCGCGGCGACCATCACACAGTACTCACTATATCTATTCTATTATGGATATTCAATTCTGGAGTTCCAGGGCGGCTTTGCCCGCCTGTCTTATCTTTGAAGGGGCCTGCATTCTGCATGTAGTCGATGATTCCGTTAGTCAGGCACCACTTGATGAAGTTGAGCTGAGCCACGGTCGTCGTCAACCCCTGAAACTGGATGCGTTCGGTCCGACAAAATGGATCGAAGAGCTTCTTTGAATATCCGTCGAGGCTCGACTTGTATGCCACGTGGACCGTAAAGGCGCGCCCCGCGGGTGACGTGTACGTCACGTGCCGATTCTTGGCGTAATTGGTGATGAACCACTCCAAATTACGCAAAGAAATACCCTGACTTTTCGTCGTGAGAATGTCGTGCAGGCGCGCCGAGTGAGCGGGGTCGTCGTAGAACCTCGTGAGCGACTCGAGGAGCAGATCCGCCTTGCTCATTACTTCAAAGAAACGCCAAATGTTTAACTGTCTTGACCTTCTCACATGCGGGGCATCCAGCCAAGAACATTGGCGGCAGTGTATGCGTGTGCTGGACCGTCGGCGCCTCCGGCTCGGCCGGTCGCATCGCTATGACGGGCTTTTGATCCTGATGCGTCTTGCAGTATCCGTCGATTCGCGCGTGGCGCGTGCACCGCGTCCCCTTGCCGACGAGGCCCAGGCACTGGTCCGAGTTGACCTCCAGACACGCAACGTCTTTCATGAGCTTCTCAAAAGGCAAACGATATGTCCGTGACACGTGCTGCACGACGTTGCTCAACCGTTCGCTCACCCGCCTGTTGACTTCATTCTCAATGATGGTCATTATTTGTTGCTCCATGTGGCGCCTTGATCTCTTCTAGGCTGGCTTCTTAAAATAAGCATCGAGCGTGCGCATCTTGGGATCGAAAGTGCCCTTTTTGTTTCCGGCCGTGGCCGCGGCGAAGATCGTGCGCTCGGGGTCGGAGCCTACGAGCGGCTCCAAAAGGTCGCACACGGGCTTTTTGAGCTGGTTTGTGAAATAGTATTGATAGTCGAGCGGGACCCCCTGCTCCTTGACCCACGTGGGATCTTCAGCCTTTTCCACCAGTTTGCCATTCTTGGGCGCAAGCGCCACCACAAACTGCACACGGTCACCCTGCTGAGGCTCCGAGCCGGGCGCACGCGCCTTGATCTTGTCACGGACCGCCACGTGAGGCATCGCCACCTTGTAGTCGCTGGCCAGCTGCTTGCTCATCATGAGCTTCTCCATCGGCACCTTGCCCGCCACGAGGTCGGCCGATGCCTGCCGCGCAAACTGGATGACGGGCCTGGGGTCGTCGCTCTCGAGGATCATCCCGAGGAGGCTCTTGAGCGTCTCGCGCACGTAAGGGCAGCTGTCGCGACGGACCACCTGCAGCCCTTTGACGTCAATTTTCTTGAAAATGACCGCGTCCCCTTTCTTCTCCCACATCTTGGCCGCGTAGCGCTTCTTAGAGTACAAAAAGTACGGACAATAAACCTTCTCGAGCTCGAGGTCGTTCGGTTGTTTAAACAACCGCGTGCACTGCTCGGCCGCTAATTCACCCTGTTTCCACGAGTAGTCGATCGCCTCTTGCCCTTTGCGGCCCTGCACGTCGAACTCGACCATCACCGAGTCGGTGTCGCCGTACCGCACCTGGGCTCCAGGGAAATTCGCCTCGACGTAATTTTTCGTCTCCTCGATCATCTGCCGACCGCGCATGGTGACGGTGCTCGCGATCGGCACGCATGGGAGCATACCCTTGGACGCTCCAGTGAATCCGTAAATACTGTTCATGCTAATCTTGTAGGCGAGCTGCTGGCCGTTGTAGACGGCCTCCATGGGCGTGCCCTCGGCCGCCGCCATCAGCTTCTTGGCCTTTTTGCGGAAAGCCTTGAGGTCCGTGAGGATAGTGGGGAGCAAAGACACGACATTCTGCGCAAACTTGTGCGGACCGAACGTCTCGTACTCGACGCCCGGCAGGTTGTCGTACTTGGGGTCCATGACGAGCGTCGAATAGCACAGGTTGTGAGCGACCATGATGCTCGGGTACAGACTCGCAAAGTCCAGGGCCGTGATGGGGCTGTAGTACGCGCCCGTTTGCGCGTCAAGCACGGTCGCACCCTCGTACTTGGCGTCGTCGGCCGGTCCCTGCCTGCGAAACGTCGGGATTAGGAATCCGAGCTGACGCGCCTTGTACGCCATCTGGCTGAAAACCTTGATTTGCTGGCCTCGCTCGCTCAGAAAGGCCAATGGGACCCAGCATGCCTTGGCCATCTCCACGAGGTTCTGGATCTGGCACACCTTGGCCATGATTGCGTGCGGCAACTCCGTGTCCTTCATACAGTAATCGGCCACCTCACCGAGCTTTTGGGGGTTGCCCTCTGCAAACCGGGCGAAAATCTCCTTGACCGGCATATCCAGCTTTTGATCCGAGAGGAAATGCTTGGAGACGTTGTTCAGCGAGTACGACTCGAGCTTGTGCTCGCGCTTGATGTCCTGGAACAGGTCAAACACATACCGGCCAACCATCGGCACCATCTTGAGCTCGTTATTGCCGAGGGCGCTGCTCGAGAGGTTCTTGACGACGAGTTCGGACGGCACGTCGGTCCGTCGGCCCCACAAGGGCTCGACCCCGTTGCGCATCGCACGCTTGTACAGGTACTCCAAATCAAAGCCGAAGATGTTCCAGCCCGTGATAATGTCCGGGTCCACTGCCGCCAGATATTCTCCGAACCGCTCGAGCAGCTCGCGCTCCGTCCCGAAAGACTCGCAATCGGGTCCGTCCGTCTGCTTCAAGCAAAGGCACTTGCGTTCGAAGGGCGCGTTAGACCCGAAAGATCGCGTGGTCATGCCAATCTGGAATGTGACGTCATTTAGGTTCGTCGGGCTCGGAAACGCACCCGTGCTCGAATAACACTCAATATCAAAGGACATGATCTTGAGCGGCGCAATCTCATCACGATCCTTCAAGGGTACAAACTTCTCAGTCACGATATTCAGATCGCAGCGCGTGTCCATCTCCTCTTCCTCGTGCATGACCTCGATCCACCCGGTGCTCGTGCAGCCTGACACGTGCATGAAGCGCAGGACCGGGTCGATGTTCGCCTCGTAGACACGCCAGTGATCGCGCTCGAGGGCCCATGAAGCACCACGCAGAGCCTTGTGCGTCTTGAATGTAAATTTGAAAAATCTTGTTCGCTCGCCATTTTGGAACCCCCACAGGTCCTTGGCGAGGACGGTCTCGACACGCGCGCCGCGGACATCTGGCGTGCGGTGGCCCGCCTTGGCGAAAAAGTACGGCTCGAAGAATGTGGACGCGGCGACGGATTTACCGTCGGCCGTTCGCCCATAGGCCCTCACGACGTACTTGCCGTCTTCTGTATCGTGACCCTCCCAGGCGACCGCCTGGAAGACCACCTTTTCCATTTATTTATAGAGAGTCGTGAAACTATAAGCCACGACCAGAATCACAATGGTCCAGCCGACGAGGTGGTCGACCCGGCCCATGGTCTGAATTTGAGACTCGGACATTTTGTTGTAATCAGCCTGATATTGAGGGGGCTTGAATGGCAACCACATATACCGGCCAAACGGTACTATAGTGGGCCCGAGCTTGTCCCGGCACTGGTACATATAGTCGTACCACGCCATTGCCAAATATGGGAACCAAAGCAAAAAGAAAAGGACGAAATAGTTTTTGTGTGGGAGGAACCAGTACCCACCCGCAATCATCGCCGTGAAAATCACGCACTTGATATTGAATTTGAATGGCGCTCCTGGAAAGATGCCACCCGCCATACTATGTGCTACTATTTAATGGTAGACGCCCGCGTGCATCTTGGAGGGGTCGGGCTGGTTGTACTCCTCGGCCGCACGGGCCGCACGGGCCGCACGCCGGGACGCACGCCGGGACGCACGCCGGGCCTCGCGGCGAGCACGGCGCTCCGATTTGGAGAGGCGGAAGTCCTCACCGTCGTCGCTCTCGTACAGTTCGGCGCCCTCCAGAGTCATGTACTCCTCGGCATCGTCGCTCTCATACCCCTCGGCCTCCTTGACCGCCCGCTTCGCCGCCTTGAAAAAGCCTCCGCTCTTATGGGACTTTGCGAACATCTTTCTGCGGACGAACTCCTCATCATCCATACCCTCGAAGTTGGACGAGCCGAACGGCATCCGCCAGATCATCGTGCTGAGCACAAGGAAGACCAGGGCGTGCACGAACAGACCGCCTATCTTGGGCAGGCCCTCGGCGCTGGCGATCCAGCCACCCAGCACGGACCGAACCGCCTGGAAGGCGACCGAGCTGGCGAGCAGCATGAAGAGCAGACCCATGAGGAGCTTCTTAGGGCACAGGAACATTATTACTTTAGCAACATTTTTTGTTTCTGAGTCAGTTTCGACGGCGGCACGAACTCATCCCTGCTGGAGATCCATATGTGGTCGATATGGGCCCGCCAAGGAATCCTGACCCTGTCGAGCGCCTTTCGGCACATGATGCACGGGAGTGATGTACCTGGCTGGCCGTCGCGACGGAGCCGCGTCACGACGAGCTCACCGTACTTTCGATAGGTCCAGGTGGAGAACTGGGCCGGAGAATTACCCTCGCGTCTGGAGAGTTCCTTCAGACGCGAGAGCATCCTGCGCTCTGCGCAGCACGTGCAGTTGTTTACGACGCGCAACGCTCCAATGGAGCACGCAACGTACATTAAGATTTTATAGGTTCTTCTGTTTAAATGCCAGTCGACCCGAACCCCGCCGCCCCGCGGTCCGTCAGCGCCGTGCACTCGCTCGGGACCTCCACGACATCAGGCGTCACGCACTGCTCGAGGATCAACTGGGCGATCCTGTAACCCGGACGAATCACGAACGGCTGGTTAATATCCAGATTTTGGAGAACAACCTTGACCTCGCCGGTATAGTCCGGGTCGATGACGCCCGCGAGCGTGTCGAGCCCGTGCTTCACGGCCAGTCCAGAACGAGGTGCAATACGACCGTAACATCCTGGGGGGAGAGATACGGAGACGCCCGTCGACACGACGACTCGGCGGCCTGGCAGAACAACATAGTTGTCGATACTGAAGAGATCGTAACCAACGGCCCCGGGAGTCGCGCGCGCTGGCAGAATTGCATGAGGAACCAGCTTGGTGACATTGAGTGCCATTCTGACTATTCAGTGCGAGACGGCTTTAAAACGATCCACCAAAGAATAATAAGATGGCGTTCAAGTCTCTCGTGCTCGACATTGATGGTGTGCTCATCCGCGACCGCCGTCTGCTCGACCACGTCCGGCACAACTGTGTGCGTTACGTGGCCAAGAAGCTTCCCGAGTGCAAGGACCCCGCATACACGAACCGCCTCCTCTTCGCCACGGCCGGTCACACGGCCCGTGGCTTGCAGAACAACTTCGGAATTGACACGAGTGATTTCAACAAGGAGGTTTACGACGTGCCACTGCGCAGCCGGCTCTGGGACGTGCTGAGTAGCACGGAATTTCAGCGTGACGCAAAGGAGATTCACGAACTCATTCAGAGCGGGTGGCGCGTGACCCTCTTCACGAACTCGCCGATCGAGTGGGCCGGTCAGGTGGCCCACGCGATTAGTGATGAGATATACGTCGTGTGTCCGGGAAACAATGTCGTCGAGTCACCCCTCAAGCCCGAGGCGACCGCTTATACCAACTTTGCCAAGCACCATACGCACATCTTCGTGGACGACTCCCTCACGAACCTCGTGACGGCTCGGTGGCTCCCCAACTGGCACCCAGTCCACTTCAACCCGTCAAAGGACCTGTCCGACTGGTGCCCTACAGTCGGTTCCATCTGGGAGGTATGCCTATTCGCCAACTCGGCCGACTATCAGATTACTAATCACGAGACGTATCTATAGACATGGCCAATTTATCTCTATGTGAAAAGTAGATGGGGTGCCTCCTCCAGCCGCGCCCGATCCTCTACGTGGTCCTCCCGTACTTCAACTTTTGCGGATTCAAAAGAAGAAAAGAACTTTTTATAAAATTTGTAGACTGGCTCAAATGGAGGTGCGGGATCCGCGTCGTCGTGAGCGAGGCGATCGGGCCAGCCCCTCTGCCCTGCCTGCCCGTCTGGCGCCACCTCAAGCTGCCGACCCTCAACCGTCTATGGCTCAAGGAGAACCTCATAAACGTGGCGATAGGCCAACTCCCAGCCGACTGGAAGTACGTGGCATGGATCGATGCCGACCTCACTTTCCTTAATGCCAATTGGATCACCGATACGATCAAGGCGCTCGGCAAGGCGGACGTGGTGCAGATGTGGCAGACGGCCGTCAACTTCGGCCCCAATTGTGAGGCTATAAAGATTGACAAGTCTTTCGCGTACATGTTCAAAGCGAGTGGGACGCCCTGGGTCCCGAACGACAAGTACGGATTTTGGCACCCGGGGTATGCATGGGCCTGCACGAAGCAGGCCTGGACGCAAATGGATGGACTCATAGACTGGGCGATCCTCGGGTCTGGCGATCGGCACATGGCCATGGCGTGGGCCGGCCGTGCGCTTCAAAGCGCTCCGGGCAATATCCACCCCAATTACAAGGCTCTGCTCGAAGAGTACCAAAAGATGTGCCAAGGGCTGCGCATCTCGTGGGTCCCTGGGACGATCCTGCACCACTGGCACGGGTCGTTCGAGAATCGCCGCTACAGAGAACGTTGGGAAATTCTTATAAAAAATAATTTTGATCCGTTCAAGGACATTCGGATGACGGAACATGGCCACGTGGCCCTGACGCGCTCAGGCCTTCGTCTCGTCACGCAATTGGACGAGTATTTTCTGGGACGCAAGGAAGATGATGTTGTGTGTCCAAGGGCTCCGGCAAAGTGAAGAGCCCTGTACCAAAACACAAACCATGAACACCATCCAGCGCGAGTACCTTCGCAACGCCCGCAAGGCGGTCCGCATTGCAAGCGACGTCAAGTTTAACGCCGTCGCTTACACTGCGCAAGCCAACTGGGCCGAAGCCTACTGGTACAACTACCTGAAGTCGACCGGAACCAAGCAGTTTCTGGCCCAGATGAACCGTCTCAAGGAGCTCCTGGCCCGCAAGGATACGCACGGGGCCTTGCGGTTACTCGAGACGCATCTCTAATTGCGCGACTTGGCCAGAGAGAGATTCACAAGTGTACTATAGTATTCAGGGGTGCCACGGCGGAAACGGTTCACGGTGAGTCCGAGGTTATTCATGCGCCGGTGAATATTATTACCGTCACGTTTTATCTTCGACTCCCAGAATCTCGCAACGGCATTTTTTTGTATATTACTCGCATTATTTAGCGCAGCCTGCAACTGACGGAGATTACCGGCGTGTTTAGCCGCGGCGAACGCGAGGTTCACGTAATTGCCTTTATTGGGCATTTACTTACGACGCAGATTATTGTTGGGATCGGGTCTTTTGGCGTACCACGCCTTGGGCGCGAGACCCTTCGTCACTAGGACGTACTTGTAGACCCGTGCTACACCCCATTGGTCAGCCGTCATCCCCGGGCGAGACCCTCCCGTCTGCCACGCGCGTCTCCCCCTGTCATAGACGGTGTTCAAGTTCTTCTTTGGTATTCCAGTTTTTTTTGAAATTAAATTTTTTTTAAATTTCAGACCCGGATAAACTTTGTGAAAGAGGCCGGTCCACCGTGACCGGCGGGGTTTGGCGGCTGCGTTGCTCGGGCCCAATTTGAAAATTTTTGTTTTTTTTCTTTTCAAAAGTTCCTTCTCGCGCTGGCGCTTCATGGTCTTGCTCAGGCCCGCAAAGTACCTCGAGGGCCAACGCATTAATTTCTCTTGAGAATATAAAATGAGCACACCGCGCCGCCTCAACTTTGGACGCGGGCCCGCGCACCCGCCCATGGCACCGGAGGAGCGCAGACGCGTGTCGCGACTCTATGACGCCGCCAAGTCCAACTTCGACAAACACCTCAAGACCCTGCGGAAATTGTCGGGGCTGCGGGGAAACGCGTCTCAGAACGCTCGGAAGTTGGCCGCTCTCGAGCGTGAACACGTTCGGATAAGAGGCCTAATGAATGCGGCCGCGCTTTCTCTTCGGTCACTGCCGGGGCGCCGTGCCCTGCGCGAGGAAGTCGCGTCGCGCCGTCTCACTTCGCTCCTTCGGCCATTTACGGCTAAAATCTCAAATATTGCTCACGAGAGTGGACTCAAGGCGGCCAGGAACGCCGGCCTGGCTCATTATTACGAAAATTGGGGATCCGAAGAGAACCCCGTGTGGGCGGGTGCACGGAAGAGCCCCAATCGTCGAACGAGCCCTAACCGTCAGCCGAGCCCGCGCAACACTGGTCTGCGCCCGCGCTCTCCAGCGACCCTTGCGCGCGAACAAGAGCTCGGTATTGCAGGCGGGTTCAGACATCGCGCGGCTTCCCCGAATGCGTCCAAAATTACGTGGAGTCGGAATGCCAACGGGAAGATTAGCATTTATAAAACGATGAATAATCTCAATCTGGGGTTGACCAATGCGCAGCGTCGCGCGATTGGAAAAATGAGCGAAGAGGCGGCGATGCGCGAGCTTCAGCGCTTGGCACGCCCACCCCGTTCTCCCTCGCGCTCGCCGTCCCGTTCTCCCCCGCGGTCGCCGCCCCGGCGCATCCTACGTATGCAGTCCCCGTCGCGATCACCGCCGCGGCGCATGCCCTCCCCTACTATGATTCGCCGGCCCACGCCCTAAGAGCAGGGTCGAACGTCGCTCCCCACGAAAACGCGTCAGACTTGCATCGCCGTACGAACCCCATGGCGTCCTCCTTTGACATGCGCCCGTACCGTATGAGATAGGCCGCCACGACAGCCGCACTGCGCTGCTGACCCGCCCAGCAGTGAACTATGACCTCGTCGCCAGCCAGCCGGCGCTCGTGAATCAGCCGCGTCACACCCGGAAAGAATCTGAGCATGCGTGGGTTCTCTTCGGGTGCGTCATCTATGGCCAGTCGGACCCCATTCGGGCTGCGCATGGGTAAATCCCTGGAACAATTCACAATAAAGTAGTCGCGAGCCTCGCGTCCCCTGCGCTCGACGTCGTTGAAGGACGCCAAGTACAGGCCGTCAAGGATCTCGTACATTATTATATAGATTTATAACAAATAATGTCCAGTCCAACGCTCGCGAACCTGGAGCGAAACCTCAATCGGATGCTGAGGGAGGAGAAGGAGGCCCGCTACGCCGCGGTGCGGGGCAGCGGCTGGGCCAGAGGCCCGAATATGAATTTGTGGAATAAACACCGAAAAATCTATCTCGAAGTACTCGCCCTGAAGCGGCGCATCGCGAACAAACGCGAGCGCAACGCGGATGCTGCACGACGTGCATCAGCCCGGAGACATTGGCGGACCGCGCGGAGTCTCGCGACTGCATCAAGGGCCGTTACACGCATGAGGGAGAATGCGTGGCGCCCTCCTGTTGAAGGTGGCTCGGCATATCGCCGCCTGGCCGCGAGCACTTTGGTGGGCAGAACGTCCACGAGAAACGTCGGCACCTCCATGAGTCCGCGTCGGAGTCCGCGTCGGAGCTCTCAGCGGGCCCGCAGTCGCAGCCCGAACAGCCCTCGCCGCTCTTGAATAAAGGCGAGACGCGTGAATAAATCAATGGGCTGGGGCATCTGCTTCGCGCTGGATGCGAACGGCTACGTGTACTGTGCTGACGGGTGCAAGTGGCGGGCTCGCAAGAGCGACTACGAGGACTACCCGGAGTGGCCGTCGGCGCGCCAGGCGGTCCTTGACTACTTCGAGGGTGATGCGCACCGCGAGCTCGACCTGGTCCGTGACGAGTTCCCTGGTACTGCTGGCGGCCTGCACGCGGCGTGCGAGGAGCACATCGGTCGGGCTCTCGGGAACTACTGGGACATGAGCGAGGAGGAGCGCCGCGAGGCCCACGAGGCGTCTCTGGCTGAATTTGAGGCGGACTTGGCACGAGTCAAGGAGGAGCTGGTCCGTTCCCTTGAGACGTTCAAGGAGCGCAAGAAGGCATGGGCCGAATACAAGAAGAACCCGCCCAAGGTGCGCAAGGCCAAGACGCGCGCCGACGAGTTGCGTCAGCAGATCGCGCCCCTGCAGCTCGAGTTGGAGCTCGAGGAGGTGGCCGAGGAGTGCGACCGCCTGCGCCGCGCCAAGGCGCGAGGGGTCAAGATGCTAAATCTGGAAAAGAAGTTTCATATTTAGTTTGTGAGGCGGTGCGAGTTGTTGAAGTTGTTTGTGAGGTTGCGCTTGGCGTTGTTGGCGTTGGTGCGGCCACCGCTATAACCAGCAATCCCCCCTGGCGCGTAATTGTTGTACTTGTTATTGCCGTGCTTGAAAAGACGCTTACCATTTGCCGAGAAATAACCATTCTTGTTGTTATAAACCGCCTTGCCATAATAACCTGTATTAGAACGCTTATTGCCCGACGTGAACGCCACGCCACCTGGTGCGTTCTTGTTCTGGAAACTCTTGAGTACGGTGCCGTTCTTGGTCACGTAATTTCTGCCGCTTGGGCTGCTGTACACATTGAGGTTCGTCACGGTCTTGAACTGCACGCCATTCGGCGCTTTGGCGAGCATCTTCTGACCAAACCGGTTCTTGAAGCGATTGCCAAGACCGGGGCGATTGGACTGTCCAAACTGACGCATTCTATTGAAAAATCCCATTTATATTTTAACAATATTTTTTTGCCCCGTGTAAATTAAATGAAGAGGAAGCGCAATGTCGCGGTCGTGGAGGGCACCCCTGGCCAATGGGCCATTAATAATTCTATAAAAAATACAATTTTCGAGTACGTTCGCAATATCATGGTCAATCGGCCCCACTTTAATAGCTATTTCCAGAACCGTGGCCGAAACTACATAGCAGTGAATAACTCGGGGAGGGTCCTGGGATTTGCGATACTCGGCCCAAACCGGCCCAGTGGGACTACACGGCTCCACGTGATTGGGACGCAGCCGGGACAAGGGGTCGGGGGTGAATTATTGAGTCAAATTGAAAACAACGCACGTAATCGGGGAGTTTATAAACTGCGCATCATGGACCCTGTGATTAACGCACGGAGCTTTTACGATTACTTTGGTTACAGGCCGGGTACCCAGGTCAATGGCAACTCGACAATGTACAAGAAACTCAGTAGACGAAGATCACCTTCTCGCCCTTCTCCACGAGCGTCTTCAGCTTCGCCAGGGTCTTCTCCACGGCGCTCCGCGACTCGTCAAAAGCGCCCTCGGAAAACTCCTCCTCGAAATTCGCCACGTCGTCCTTCGTGAGGACCATAGTCTTATTACGCCAGTGGATGACATCAGTGAGGCCTGCATCGTAAGCCTCATTGAAGTCCTTGGGCGTCTTGAAAACCTTATCCTGATAAAGGTTGTTAATCCAGCTCAGGACGTCTGGATCACTGAATTCGCCAAGCTTATTGTGCCACTTGGGCTTGGCGAACTCAATGAACTTGCGCTTAGGCGCGTACTGGGTCGGCACACACGAGAAGGTTGCGCAGGCCATGTTTGTGTTTTGGTGCAGAGGGCTGAGCAGCCCCTGGCCTCGTGAACACAGAACCCCTTTTCACAACCTCGTAAGATTACGAGGCGATCGAGCTCTTAAAAATATCCAGCCCGTCTAAAGTATGGAGGGCTGGATCGCTCTGACACGCACTTCGACGCTCGGAGCGGCCCCGCGCAAGGTGACTCTCTCGAGTCGTGACTACGTCGTGTGGCGGAACCCCCACAACAACGAGGTTCAACTCACGTCAAACGCATGCCGGCACCGTGGCGCGTCCCTCGCGGGAGGCAAGGTGCTCAGGGACGGCTCTTTGGAGTGCCCGTATCACGGGTGGAAATATACGGAAAAAAAGCTGTGCAAGCCGTGGGGCAATGATTGCGCCGATCAGCTCCAGATTGACTTTGATAAGAAAGATCAGGACGGCCTTTTGTGGGTCCGCCCCAAGGGCCTGGATGGCCCCGACCCTCCCGAGGTTCCGCACTTGACCGAGCCCGGGTTCAACACCATGTGGTTCGAAACGACGATCAATCAGTCGGCCCAGATGATCATCGAGAACGGCATCGACCCTTGCCACGCGTCATGGGTCCACGCGAATCCCCTTGGTTTCGGTACGGCCGGTGAAAAGCCCACGAACGTCGTCCACAAGGGACACACGATCGAATTCGACTATGTGCCGAACCGCGAAGCCCTGTCGACCAAACTGTTCGGGCTAAGCACGACGCACAATTTCCACGCGTTTGTTCTCCCTTACACGACATGGAGTGACGTGGTCGTTCACGGGGACAAAGTGCTCATGACGTACGTGACGCTGTGCCCGATCGACGAATTTACGACTAAAATGTTCGTCGGGTTCAGTCAGAACTTTGGCGTGCCGTCCTCGCTCTTCGTGCTCATGGGCAAGGCGATCGTTGAGCAGGACCGTGTGATACTAGAGAATTTGGATTCAAGCTTTCGGTTCAAGGGTATGAACGGAGAGCACGATGAGCTAGTGGTGGCGTACCGCGAGGCACTCCATAATAGTATTTTCAAGTAAATTACATATCAAAAGAATCGAAGAGCTCGTCGACCGGGGACTTTTTTGTGAGACCGTCCCGGCCCATTACCTCGTCGAACCACTTGCCCTGAGGACCGCATCGGTTCTTGTCGAGGCGGACGGACTTGGCGTAGTCGTGAAAGACCTTACCCTTGTCTACCGCCACTATCGAACGAGCGCACGTCTTGTCGCCATGGTTGTAGTACAGGCACACCTTGCAGAGGGCGGACATGGGGCTCATTTATCATTCATGGGCCCACAGGCTCTAAGACCCTCACAGCCCCCGCATAATCGATCCAGTCGTCCAGCTCGAAAAAACAAAAGTCGTCGGGCAGGACCCAATCCTTGAACTTGAGCTGGATCTCGTTCTCGTAGAGCCAGTTGATCGGGTTGGTCTCGGGGCGCCGCTGCCATTTCTTGTTCTCCAAGTCCCGCCTCATAATTTGCATAAAGCGCTCCTCGGTGTGGACGCCGGAAGGGTCGGCCCCGACGCCACTATAGTGGATCATGTTCTAATTACGAGTGAGTTTTCTTCTTAATGCCGTCAGTCGGGCGGCATTATAAAGTTCAGAGTTACTGATGTATTTGTTGGTCCGAGGGTGATTGCGTGCACTATTGAAAAATGGCAGGACATTCTTTTTAAAAGCATTAACTTTATTTCGTGAAAACCAGTTTGGAACGTGCTTTAAATGCGCTGGCTTACCGCCCGCTGGACGGTGTGTCCGTCTATAATTTTCAAGCTGATTTACGATGGCGTAGAGCGCGCCTAGACGGTACATCGTGTTGCGCGACATTCTAGAATTATTCCAGACCTTGAACATTGCTTTGGCATTCGCAGCCTGAGAGGCCGTCAGACGCGGGGACGGCCGTCTGGACACGTTTGGCATCGTCTTGATTTATACTAATATTTTTAATCGGAAACCACCAGTCGATAATCTCACCCGCACGGATCGCCACGTAGATGATAGCCGACGCGACCCGTCCGGACATGGGGCTCCGCTTGTCGAAGATGCACTTGTACGAGATGGCCTTGAGCTCGAGGACATTACGGGTGAAGTCCATTAATAGTTATTCGTCCGTTCCCTTTACCTCCCACACGATATTCTGCGCATCGACCGGATCATCAATCTCGTCGAGCTCGACCCACGTGCGCCTAGGCAAGCACATCCGCTCTACGGCGTGGGTCTGGGCCTTCTCTAGAGTCGAGAAGCTTCCGATGAAGATGTCGTCACCCTTCCAGCCGATCGTGTAAAGATGGTAGACGGGTGCCATTTAGTAATCTGAGCGCGGTATGGCTTTACCTGTCGCCGAGTCAATCTCGACTGTGGCGCCCTTGGGAATCGTCGGGTCGCACGAACTGGGATCAACCTTGTTTTTAAGTTCGAGCCAATCCTTGAGCTCCTCGAGATTCATCGCGTCGCCCCATATGCGGCGGGCTTCGTCGACGCCCATTGGCATGGGGGGCTTCTCCCACGCCGTCACGGGATCTGTATTCGGTGCGTTGAGAATGAGTTCCTCGATCCACGTATGCGCTGGCCACTTCATGATGAGTGCGTGCTCGATGGCTTTACCAAGGGTTGAGAAAGTGCCCACATACAACCTAGACTCGGCGCTCCCCGTGGTGTAAAGGGAGTATACACACTTGGGCCCGAAGCACTCCATTATATTTTTAAAATTTTTAAATTTTACCAGTGCACTAGGCCTTGGCCGCGCGCTTGGCCTTGCGGATCTGCATGGCCTCGTAGTTTTTGGCATTTATATACTTTGAAAGTTCAACCAGATTGGCCGGGCCCAGCCCCTTCCCCACCGTACCCTTTCGATAAAACTCCTTACGGGCCTTGGCCGTCTTGAGCGCGTTCACGTTGCGCTTGGCGTTGGCCAGGGTGTACTTGGCCTCATTCTTCTCTTTGATATACTTCCATAGTTTGACATCGTTTCCGTTCGGTAGTTCATTATTAGTTTTGTAGTACCAATTGGCACGCTCCTTGGCCGTCTTGAACTTGTTAATCTCACGCTTGGCATTTTCCAGAGTCCACGGCTTCTTGGCGGGCTCGAAGAACTGAGCGAGCTTCTTGGTGGTCGGGCTAGGGCTCTTGTATGCGGCGATGTAGTTCCGCACGACTTGGCGGTTATTCGAGGTCATACCCTTCCAATACTCGGCAAACCCCGCGCGGACCTGATTGGCCCGCTTGGTACGGGGCGAAGGGCTCGGTGGAGGCACGGGCTTGGCGACCGACTTGCGCTTGATTGGCGGCTTGGCCTTGTTCTCGAATGCGTTGTTCGCCAGCCACGCACCCTTGTTGCGCCAGTGCATGAGGACCCTGCGCTGCGAGAGAGGGATGCCCTTCCACACGAGGGAGTACTGGTGCTTGCGCACGGCCGCGGTGCTCTTCGTGAACTGGTTCAGGCGCGCCTTGGCCTCGGCAAACGTGTATGTCCGGCTCGGGGTCGGAGCCTTGGCCGGAAATTTCTCCTTCAATTTTCTTGCAAAATTATTGTAATTTTCATTCTTGAATTTATATCCAGCATTTACGAGGTTACTCACCTGCTGAACACCATTATTGCGGTTCTTGGCCCCGGCCACTATGGAATTGAACGTGGCCTTATTGATGTATACCACAGCCCTGTGTTCGGTCCGCGCCCACTTGCGCTTGAGTGCGATGCGCTCGGCCGGTTTGAGGTAATTGAACTTTGAGCTATTCAGTTGATTACCGAGGTTAGGGTCGGTGAAGTTGATTCCGTAGACATTGGGAGTCTTGGTTCGGTACTTCATGAGACACGCCGCGCCAATGTCCTTCGTGAATTCCTTGCGGGCGAAGATGGCGAATGCGTACGTGTGGACGTTAATCTGACCACCCTTGAAAAATGGATACGCCTGCGCAATCTCTTCATTTGCCACCTTCTTGAACTCGGTGAGGTTCCACCAGTTGCACTTGAAAACCTTGCGCTGGTTCGAGTCGTAAATGTACCCCCGGCCGTTACACACGAACCCAGCCACCGCATGCCATCTATGCATCTGAGACGAGTTCGCCGCGGTGTTGGCGATGACGAGCGACGCGCACATGATCTCGTACTTGGGGTCGTCGAGGAGACCCTTGGGAATCTGATCCATGTAAGTGGTTTTGTAGATCTTGTTCTGCATGACGATGACGAACTGGCGCGCTCCGCGCGCGTGGAACTTGGGTGGGTCCGTTGCGTACTTCACGTAGTAATCCTTGGAGAATCCTACGTGGTCCAGAATCTTTCCAATTTCAACCTGAGGAAACGCACCCTTGCCGCCCTGATTCTGCTTGGCCACGGTCCCCTGAAGGCTCATGCCCCCGAGGATCTCGGCCGACTTGCCCGCCTGGAGTGACGCGGCGCGGGGCCCGGACATGAAGCACAGGTACTGATCGATGAATTTCCAAAAGTAAATCTCCTTCGTCTTTGTGAGATTCTTCATGGGGCACGGAGCGTTGATGCCGTCATCGAAGTAGGCCTTCTCAGCCGGCTTGAGTTTTTTATAAAATTCTTTCAATTTGTTGTACAGAATCTTCTGACCATCCTCGGACAGGATGAACCCGTTGAGGATCGAGTAGAACCAGCACGTGCCCCGTGTCTGGATCGCTCCCAACTGGCCACAGCTGTTGTTCATTACTAAGATCCTAGATTAAAAGACTGGTGCGCAAGATCACCAAATGCACGCCATGGCCAAGGCGCTGCTATTCGCAATAGGGTCACACGTCATGCGCTATGGCGCAGAATGGCTCTATTGGGAAAAGTGTACTGGACTTTTCGTTTCTATATTTTCAGGCGGATCCCCCACGTGTCAAGGGCTCCGGGCGGTCGTCGACACGTTGTCAGTCACGACGATCAACTGCGCCACCGTACTAGTAACCACAGCCCCACGATTGCTTGCAGCGTGATGATGACGACGACGCACTCGGGCAGGCGCGACCGCCGCGGGGTCGTGAGGTCGCGCGGCTTGGCGCACGGCCGTTTGATCCATTTCTTCGTCTCTTCATCGTACGCAATTTCGAACGCCTCCATTACTCTTCTTCGGGCTCCTCCTCCTTAGATTCTTTGGAACCCTTCAAACTTCTCCATGCGAAAAATATAATTAAGGCTATGAGAATGATGCCGATGACTATCACCCACTTGTATGTCATGAGCGTATTCCACGTCTTATAGGCCGTAAAGCCCGTCACGGCGGTGACGCCCGCCCCACCCACCAGCAGTGCTGGGGGAATTTGGGGCTTTTTAGGCTCTGGAATAGGCTTACCCGAGTTGGGCATGTATATGACCCGCATCTTCCTACTCTACATAAATCTTTTTTCTGGCATTGAATGGGAATCCGTTGAACTGCGTCGTTGCCGCGCTCGTGTAGGCCCCCATGTCTTCCCATTCGATCAGGTCACCTTCTTCAATATCCACTGGCAAAAGAGCCTCCTTGGCGATCAGGTCACCCCCGTCGCACGTCGAGCCGAAAATGGTCATGGGCACCAGTTCGCTCGTGAGGGGCGCCCCGTCACGCAGCACCGCCTTGGGCTGGGGTGCGGCGTGATCAAACAAAATACAATTAAAAGCTCCATACAGACTTTCATCGATTGTGACACCGTTCCCCTTTGTGCCTATGACCGGTGTGTAGAGTGTGCTGACCCGTTCGGCGAAGAAGCGTCCCGGCTCGGCGATCAGCGTGTAGCCTGTCTTGATTGGTTCTTTCGGCAATCCGTGGGAGGCGCTAAAACCTCCCCCAATGTCGATAATGTGCGGGGCGTATCCGTGTTCACGCGCAAGTTCACACGCCCGCTCCGCCTTGGCGACCCCGGCCGAAAAGACGCCTGGGGTCGTGGCGAACGAGCCAACATGGAACGACACGCCCACGACATTGAAGCCGTGAGCGCGCGCCGTGAACAACAGAATGTCCCAATCGTGCTCATCGGCGCCGTACTTGACGCCGAGGTTGCACCGAGCCTTTGGATCATCGGCTCTAATTCTCAAAAGAAGTTCCGGGCTCCAGCCCGCGCGCGCCATCTTTTTGAGCTCGCACACGCTGTCAAACGTGGTTCGCATTATTCCGTTTTTTTTCGCGAAAAATACGTCCTGGGAACGTTTGCACGGATTTGCATACAGAATTCGCTCTGGGTCCACCCCCAAGTCTAGGACTTGCTGAATTTCCGCCGGACTAGCACAGTCGAAGTTGGACCCAAGCGCGGCTAGAGCCGCCACGAGCCTGGCGTCCGGGTTGCACTTGACTGCGTAGTATGGCGTGACGTGGGGCAAAGCCTCGGTCCACTCGTGATACACATTTCTGAGCACGGTTAAATCCTGAACATAAAAGGAGTCGGTGGGCGGGCCGACTCCAGGACCGACCATCAAGTGGTAGTTTTTTCTGAGATTTTTATATGACGAGACTCGACATGCTGAGGGGTGTGGCCCGCGGACAGACCCGCCGCGAGGCCCTCCTGATGAAGAAGGGACCCTCGCGGAGAGCGGCGCTCCTGGAGCAGACGAGGCTCCAGCCGACCCGGTTTCAAAACCGTGCTGGTCGGCACTTTTTCTTGACTCTCAAGGGCTCATACGTCGTCCTCGAGTACGGCCGGCGCGTTTACGGTCGCAAGGCGAAGTTCATGGACGGTCGGCGCATCGCAAACGCCTCACGCGTTCCAGCGCGTATTCGGCCGAAACGCGTCTGAAACGGCGTACGCCTCGGCCTCGAACGGATGCTCGACGTACTGCACCACGTCTGAAATGCCCATGGGACGCGAGGACTTGTAGAACGAGTCGGCGGGCACGTTGCCCTTGAACCACACACGGCCGTCCGTGTCGGGATTGGCCCGCAAGTTCTGGAACGTGGCGTTAGACTGCACATAGCCCGGAGGAATCTTGGGCCCGCGCATCTTCTGGGCCACGTGAACCATCTCGTGCGTCAGAGTCGCAGCGTCAACGACGCCCGCCACCACAATCACGCCGCCCCGCGTGTGCGGGAGGCCTTCCTCATAGCCCGCTTTCGCAAGGCGCCACGGAATGCCACCGTACCGTGTGCCTGCAAGGTACTCGTCGGCCCGCTGAATCTCGCGCCAGATGGCGTCCTTCTCCTCGGCCGTAAATTCTTGTGCACTTTTCGCCGCCTTTTCGAGATAATCGGAACGTGACTTGGCGTGGCGGGCCAAAAGGTCCAGGGAACTCAAACGGCTCGCGAACCCATCCTGGTCGGCCTGCAGCAAATTCATGGTCTGTGAACGTGAGAGGAACATCACCTAAAGGAGACAGCCATAAAATTCACAATGGCAAACCGTATCTTCCTGCTCGATCGCTCCGGTTCTATGGAGACGTGCTGGGATGACACCATTGGTGGCTACAATTCGTTCGTCAAGGACCAGGCGGAGTTTGGCGGGACCATGACGCTCGTGCAGTTTGACCACGAGTATTCAGTGACGTATTCGAAGACTCCCATGGGCGAGGTGGTTCCTCTCACCCGCGAGACGTACAAGCCACGTGGATCGACGGCGCTCCTGGATGCCATTGGCAGGACCATCAAGGAGTGGAAGGAGGAGGCGGCTCCGACCGTCATCATCCTGACGGATGGCATCGAAAACTCGAGCCACAGTTTCACCAAGCCGCATATCAAGGATCTGATCGAGCTCAAGACCAAGGATGGCTGGCAGTTTGTATATCTGGGCGCTAATCAGGATGCGTTCGCGGAGGCGAGCTCGATGGGCATCGCGCCCACCTGCACCATGAACTACGAGGGCGCCAAGACGCCCGAGGCATTCACGCGTCTGAGCGCGGCGATGTCGTCACAGGCTTCGAACCCGACGCAAACTCTTGACCTAGGCAATTGAAAATCTTCGTCCGGAGTTCGTCAATGGTGCCGTCATTCGCCACCTCATACATGGCCGGAGTCGAATCGATCGTGTATTCGAACAAATGATCAGGAACTCCCTGACGTGTAATCTTAATAGTCACCCCACCCCTTCGGTGAATCTCCTGAATATCATCAACGAACCGCACGTCTGGGATGACGATCGGTGACCCGTCCCAAGAATCAAAAAAACTTTTTGTAAAAAAATTACTACCCATCGACTCGCGCATCGCCTGCGTCAAGTGAACCATTGCGAACCGGGGGGTGACCCCCCATCGCTCGTCAACCTCCTCCTTGGCGGCGCTCTCCACTTCCACATCACTCCATCCGTAAAGGACTTTACAAGCGTCCTTTACGGGCTGAGCCAACCGACGCAACTGGTGCGTCCCTTCAAAAAAGCTCGCGACCGTGTCCTTGCCAACACGCGACCGACCGACAAGCCCGATAATCATTTATGTAAATTTAGAATCTATTGTTTAAGCTCCGATTCTGGGCTCGCTCGCCACGTTCGCGGCGGTCGGCGTCCGCGCCAGGCCCGCCAGGTCGAACACGACCAGCGCGCCCCACATCGCCACGCCCAACTTGGTCGTCATGCCCTTGCCTGCACCCGCGCCGACGCCGTAGCCCACAGTCGACGTCGACGCTGCGTACAGCAGCGACAGGATGATGCCCTGAAGAGCGTCCGCCTTGGCGATCGCGCCGTTGGTCATCTGAGCGCACGCCAGACCGAACAGGACGGCCACGAGGGCCCACGAGCCGGCAACGGTCGGCAGATACGCCGCCTCATCTTTCGCCTTGCCCTTTCCGCCCTTGGACATGGCCAGGTAAGGCACGACGCCGGCAATGCACAGAGCGATGATGCCCCCCATCAGCAGGAGCGGCGAGGCGCCATTGTTATAGCGAAGCCAGAACTCCAGACCAAACACGATGGACAAGGCGATGATGGCCCCGACGACGCCACCCGCATTCTTTCTGCCGAGCATCAGACCGGCCGTGAAGCCAAAGCCCGACTCGACGCCAATCACGCCCAACATCTGCAGATACTTGGGGACGTTTGAGGGCTTGGCGTTGCCGCCCCTGGGAGCATTCTCGGCGAACTGCTCAGGAGCCGTCTCGAAGACTTGCGGGGCCTCGAGTTGTTCTGTGCGGGCGCTAGGGTCCGCCATTTATTATTCTAGACTGAGGAAAAAATTAGACAACCCCAGATGCGCCTACATTCGTCGCACCCGGTGGCGCGCCACCACCGGAAATCTTAGCCTGCATCTTACTGAAGAGAGTTTCGCCCTGCGACCTGGCGGCCGCGGCTATACCCGTCTCCTTGGCGTATATCCAGAAGTTATACATCATTCCGATAATGCTCGTGATGAGACCCAACACAACAAACCCGAACCCCAACCCCTTGCGCTCCTTCTTGGGCATTTTATTTATAGCCACGGAGAGCATAATCATGTATACGGCGGCTATAACCGTGAACATGAGCGTCGGTCGAAGATACTTGGCCGCTCCTGAAATCGCATTAACGTTGCTCATTTACTAGAAGCCCCGAAAATAATGCGCCTTCCGAGCACTCGCTGCGTCCTGGCCAGCGCCCCATTCATGGTCGGCCTGGACCAGAGCAGCCAGCGCGACCAAAAGCCGGGCGTGTATTGACCCGAGCGACCCCAGTTCTCACGGCGCCTATGCCGAGTCACGTACCTCTTCATGCGTACAGAATCCTTGTGCATCGTATAGTCCGAGTAGCCCTTGGCGCCAAAGTGGACGGTCTTCCCCTCTGGGAAAATCGCCTTGAACTTGTGCCGGCCGTCAGTGTCGCGCACGACCCGTACACTCCGCTTGATCATGATTTTAGGCTAATTCTTATTGAGATATAAATCACGAGTGCCAATATGATGACGTTGAACGCCATCCACCCTATGATGTAAGGCATGAACGCATTGTTTTCGAGTATCATGTTTAAGACTTGCTTCGTCAAAGAATCATCGGGCTCTTCAGGTATGGATCGCTTCATTAAAACAAAGAGTCAAAAAACAGCGTCTGGATCCGCGCAGGAACTGTCTGACGCGGCGGCCATATGCTTTTGGGGCCCTCCTGGGATCGGCAAGACGCACCTAGTCGAGATGGCCGGGGGCATCTGGTTGACCGAGGACATCCTGAGGTCAAAGCAGGGCACACTGGACTTCCTGGATAGGGTGCGTAGTGCCGACCGCCCCGTCATCATCGATGACTTCGAGTCGGTCGCCGATCTCGTCGGCCTGCGCGAACTCACCGGCTCGCCCTCACGCGCTCAACTCTTCATTACTGCCCGGAACCCCGTGAAGCTGCACTTCCCCGTCCTCAACCAAGAGTACCCGGCTCCTTCTTCTGAAAAAATTGAAAAAATTATTTTTTCAAAAAAACCTGAAGCGGACAAGACGAGAGTCGGCGAGCTCATCGCCCTTGCCAAGGGGTCGGTCAGGTTCGTGTTGCAGGGCCTCGAGTTCAACTCGGACGCGCCCGACAATTTCCAAGAGCCCAAGCACGACCTTGAGGTTCTGTTCGTGAAAGGTGTCGCTGGAGTCAGGCCGACTGTAAGCACCTTGCACGAGCACGGATACTCGTGGGCCGTGGTCCAGGAGAACTACCCGGACGCCCCGAACCTCACGATGGCCGACATTGCGGACATTGCGGAGATGATGAGCACGGCTGACCTTATAGATGAAAACATTTATCGGACGCAGAACTGGGATCAGACGCAGTTCTTCGTGGTTGAGGCGGTGTTCAGACCAGCGGTCTTCATCAAAAAGACTCTCAAAAAACTCCGCCCAGGTTCTCTCTGGACCAAGTTTCAAAACTTTTGCATGAAGCGAAAGAAATTGGAAGGAATTTATAAAAAAATTGGAACAAACTCGTTCGACGTTCTGTCTCTGGTGGCGCGCAAGGCGGACGAGTATCCCGATCTCACTCCACAGGACGTAACATTTATGAAAAAAATCTGTTCATTTAAGTAAATGGACGGTTACGTGATATCCGCTCTTCTACTTCTGTTCATGTTCTATGCTCTGGTCTACATGCGGGGCATGGTGGAGCCTTACAGTCAGAAGGACATTACCAACTATAAGGTGCGCGTCATGCTCATGCTCGCCAAGACGGGCAAGGGAAAGCCGGTGGACATCACGAAGATGGGGCCCAACAAACTCAATGAGTTTTTCAAGGATTTCCTCGTGGTGTTCAATGAATTCCAGGCCAAGACGGGCGGCAAGCCCATTACCATGGACGCCGTACAGGCAACTTTCCCAATTGACTATTTGAACGAGTACAACGCGACTATCGTGAAGTGAAAAATAGAATAAGGATGCACATGAGAAAAAACACAGCGGCGAACCAGTTGATTGACTTTGAAGACTCGATCGGGGCGCCTTGAATGGCGAATTCGTCCGAACCCCCCGTCATTTTCTTCATTGCGGCCTTCTTGGCGCCCCCGAGCAACGCCGACTTGGCACCCTCGAGCAACGCCGACTTGGGGTCGCCACCGCCGTCCTCCTCGGTTGTGGCGTCGCCCCCCTTGGCGTCTTTCGGCTCCGTTATACTCGCTCGCCCAGGCGGCTGCTGCTTGCCAATCTGCTCTTCACCGAACACCCCGGAAGACGCCGCCATATCCTTCCCGGAAATCTGAATGTTGATTTTCACGGGCGGCGCCACCATCGTCATTGGCGCGTACATGTAACCCGCACCGGGCGCGCCAGGAGCGCCAGGCATTCCCGGATATCCCGGCATTCCAGGAGCCCCCGGCATTCCTGGCAGCCCTGGAGCCGCGGCTCCTGCATCTGGGGGAGTGAGAACCGGCTGCCCGTCGGGGCCGATGATAGGCTCGCCGTCGGGACCGATCATCGGCTCTCCAGCCCGACGAAGAGCCATGGCACCGAGCGCACCTGCGCCCAATAATGCAGCGCCACCTGCGAGCGCTCCCGCGTTTTCACTTGCGAAATCTCCCGCCGAGCCCGCGGCGCCTTTCACCGCGTTCCCAGCCTTTGCCAGGGCGGCACCAGCTTTGCCCGCCTTGGCCGCCGTCATCGCAAGTTTCGCCACGGACGCGGCACGACCCGCCACACCAACACCCGGTACGAAGCTGGACGCCGAGAGCGCCAGATTACCAAGATTTGACGCGATACACTTCGAGTCGTTCGGCTTGCACTTGGAGAGCGCCTTGCCACTGTCCACGAGTCCCTGAACGCCGCTAAATTTGTACAGGGCCTTGCCGAAATCCTTGGGCGACATGACCTTGGGTTTAGGGACTTTAGGCCATTTTATGTATTCTTCACTCCCCCCTGCAAAAAACACATCGTCGTCATAAGTCGTCCGACGTCGACGTGACATCGTACCTAATAGTGTAAAACAAAAAAATTAAATCAAGATCAAAAGCGCCACGAG